CAGGCTGGAGGCATTACAGATGTTGAGGTTAACCGTTCAACTTTCCCGGGAACTGTCAATGACAGAACTGATACAGAGTTGACATACGACCTCAAGTCATTCTCAACAGATCCGTTCAGATTACCGAACATTGAGAAACTCCAATTGTCTTATGATAAAAGAACATCACTTCTTAACCAGCACATCAACAAGATAAATCAAGAAATGGGTACTTACGGACTGATAAATTGGGGGACAGACACAAGCTCACGAGTTGTACTTACTACTGGTACGGCTTCAAGTTCTATCGCTCCACCTACATCAACTTTAAGTCCTAAAGGGTTAAAGATTGCAGACTTAGCTGATGCAGCAGCTGTTTTAGATGCTGATGATGTTCCGCAAAACGATAGATTCATTGTAATGCCATCTAAGATGTACTGGAACTTTGTTAATGCTGAAAAAGATTATCTTTTAAGCGTTGACTTTGCTAAAAATATAACACCAGAAGAGCAAGCAATGGGAGTTGTTTCTAAAGTTATGGGGTTCAACATTATAGCTCGTTCAGTAACGCCAATCTTTACAGATGGTGCTTCTCCTTCTAAGAAGGCTTATGGTGCTGCTGCTGCTGTTGATGATGTTTACGGAGCTGTTTTTTACCAGCGTGATCAAGTGGCTAAGGCTATGGGCGGAGTTAATTTCTTTGAGAGACAAAACGACCCAACCTATTACGGTGACATTTACTCTGCTGAGGTATTATTCAACACTACTCAGCTAAGAAGCGATGAGAAAGGTGTTGGATGTATTGTTCAGAATACATAAGATTTCTAAATATAATTGAAAGGCTATTAATTTAGCCTTTCTTTTTAAAAAAATGATTTTCATGATGAAAAAATATAAAGAAGAGGACTTACAAAAGAATGCTGAGAAATTCTACAAGCGTGGAGCCGAAAAAGTTTTAGCTACAGAAGATGGACAATATTTCGAGGCAACAGTAAAGGGAGAATCTCACGCTTATTCATACGCTAAAGGTAAAAAGGTAAAAGTATTTACTTTAGAGAAGCCTAAAGCGAAAAAAGTACAACCTAAAAAGGGTGAAGAAAAAAAAGACGAAACTAAAAACAATAATAAATAATGGCATTAAGTGACGTTACTTTCATACGAGGAGAGGGCGGACTTGGAAGACCGCTTGCAGGGAAAGACCACTACTCAGGCATTTTAGGCTACATTGCCGATGATGACTTGCCTAGTGGATTCTCCACCTCCTCTCGAATAAAGCAAGTATTTAGCCTTGAAGGGGCTGAGGCACTTGGCATTGTTAACGATTGGTCTGATGAGACAAAAGCGACAGGCGGGCAGGCTGTTATTACTGGTGCTGCTTCTGTTGGTACTGTAGTAAGCTTGACTATTACACAACCATCAACGCTCAACGCTCTTGATGAAACCATTACACTAGCAAGCTACACAGTTGCTACAGGAGATGCAGCAGCGGACATAGCATCGGCACTTGTTACAGCTGTAAACAATAGAACTTCCATTCATGGCTATAGTGCTAGTTTAGACACTGCAACAGTTGAACTTACAGCACCTGATGGATTCGGAGCAATACCAAATGGTCAAACTATAGCATATAGCGACAGTTCAAACGCAACAATCACACAATTTACAGGAGGTGCGGGAAGCTATTTATCTGCTCTATGGTATCATATTAATACTTATTTCCAGAAGCAACCTAAAGGCGTTTTGTGGATAGGACTTTACACGTCAGGAGCTTTCGATGGTACAGGAATTTCAGAAATGCAACAAGAGGCAAATGGAGAGATACGACAGCTTGGCATCTATCTTAATGGTACAGCATTTGCGACATCACAAGTAACAGCAATTCAAGCGGAATGTGATACATTAGAAGAGAATCACACTCCGATGAGTGTAATTTTAGCCTCTGATGTGTGGGGCGATTCATTAAGCGGACTTTCAGACCTTAGCGGACTATCAAGTAAGAACGTATCTGTTGCCACCGGGCAAGATGGAGACAATTATGGAAACTTCTTGGCTAACGCATTAGGATACTCTGTAAGTGACTTAGGCGCACTTCTTGGAAGCGTTTCTTTTGCAAAAGTAAACGAGAGCATCGCTTGGGTGCAAAAGTTCAATTTAGCATCTGACGTTATTTCAGTATCAAATGATGACATTAACATAGTTTCAGGCACGGAGTTCAACTTAGCTGGATTCTCAACAGGGGATTTATACAAAGATCAAGCTGTTTCACTGGCTGAGACTGTTGACAGTTATCACTACATATTCCAACGCACACACGTTGGAGAGGTTGGGAGTTTCTTCCAGTCATCATGGACATCAATATCAGCAACTAGCGACTATGCAACAATTGAGAATAACAGAACGATAGATAAAGCTGTTAGAAATGGAAGGACTTTCCTACTTCCCAAATTAAACAGCCCTATATTTATTAATTCTGACGGAACTTTGGATGAGGTGACGATTAAAGGCTTTGAAAATGAAGTTAAAAGAGCATTATCTCAATTAGAGGTTGCTCAGGAAATTTCTGCTTATAGCGTTTCGATAGATCCCACTCAGAATGTTCTATCAGATAGTCAAATTGAAGTGTCTATTACGATTGTGCCTGTTGGTGTTACTAAGTTCATTGATGTAAATATTTCTTACGCATTAAATGTATAAAAATAAATAGATATGGCAAATATTAACGTTCCATTAATAAATGGACAAGCATACGACTACACTCAGGTTATCATTAGTATTCTAGGAGTTCCTGTAGCTGGTATAAACTCCATTAACTACACCGAAGAGCAGGAGAAAGTTAATAACATGGGTACTGGAAATAGACCAGTATCAAGGGGGAGAGGTGCTATTGATGCTAGTGGCAGTTTAGATATTTCTATGAATGATGTTGAGGCACTTCGAGAAGTTGCGCCTGATGGTAGCTTGTTGAAGCTACCTGCTTTCGATATTCTTGTAACTTTCGGCAATGAACAGAATATTCAAACACATACGCTTAAGAATGTAGAGTTTACGAATGATGGAGTTGAGACAAGTCAAGGAGACACTGACATCACTAGGAGTTTTGATTTAGTAATTTCACATATAGAATATAGATAGTATGGAAAATTATGAGATAGAAATAAAAGGAGATAGCAAAATTTATAAATGTACTTTACGAGAGCCTGGATTTGAGGAGTTGTCTATGGCTATGACTGCAATGCGCATGAATAGCGGAAAGGTTAATGAGGCTAAAGGTGGCAAATTCATTGTTGAATCTTGCTGGATTGATGGAGACGATGAGATTTTAACCAATGGGAAATTACTTTTCACAGCATCTCTTAGAGCTGCTTCATTGATTTCAGCTTTTGAGGTAGACTTAAAAAAAAAATAGACGAATACAAACTTTCAGATGATAGTTTGGGATTTGCAGAAAAAATAACGATAATAGAATACCTTTTCAAAAAAGAGGTTTTGAATGTTAATGATTTTGCTAAATATTGGAGCAAGGCAGATTATTTAATGAGAAAAGGTTTTGTAAGTGGTATAAATTACGGGAAAGGCTAACGGTTTGAAATGTTAGCCTTTTTTTAATATAATACAATCATGACAGAAAATGTCAAGTACATAGTATCTTTACAGGATAAAATTACAGGTAAGTTGTCTAGAATAAACAAGATGACTACCGGCATAAAAAGCTCATTTCTTAGTATTGGTGCTGCTATGGGTGTAGGCTTTGGAGCTTATAGACTTATAGGAAACGCCGTCAATACTATAAGAGACTTTGAGAAACAAATGTCATCTGTTAAAACGCTAACTCAAGCAACTGAGGAGCAATTTGAATCCTTAACAGAACAAGCAAAACAACTTGGCAGCACAACAGCCTTTACAGCATCGCAGGCAGCAGAGGGTATGAGTTTCTTGTCTAGAGCAGGATTTGACACTAACCAAATAATGCAAGCAATGCCAGCCACTCTGTCACTCGCTGCTGCTGGTCAGTTAGAACTCGCTGACGCTGCTGATATAGCTTCTAACGTACTGAGTGGATTTAGATTGTCTGCTGATCAGATGAATAGAACATCGGATGTATTAGCAGCCACTGCCAATAATGCTAATACGAATGTATATCAATTGGGTGAAGCTATGAAATACGCTGCTCCTTTAGCTGCAGCTGCCGGAGTTACAATGGAGGAAACTTCTGCTGCCATAGGGTTGCTTGGTAACTCTGGTATTCAAGCTTCTATGGCTGGTACTAATATGCGTATGGCTATTAGTAGATTAATTTCCAAAAAAGGGCAAAAAGATTTAGAGAAATTCGGAGTTCAAGTTAAAGATAGTAACGGCGACTTATTAGACATGGCTACTATCATAGATAACATGAA